GGCACTGCACTAAAAACAGGCGACATTTGGATTGATACTTCGGACATCGAAAACTATCCAACAATTTACAAGTACAATGCTACAACAGCAAAATGGAATTTGTTAGACACAGGTGACCAAACTACTGAAGACGGTATTTTATTTGCTGATGCACGTTGGGGATCAAGTGGTGCTACTAGCGATAAAATGGCAGACATTGATGCGTTACTTACTAGTAACTTCTTAGACCCAGATGCTCCAGATCCAGCACTATATCCAAAAGGTATGTTGCTTTGGAATCTAAGACGTAGCGGCTTTAATGTTAAGAAGTTTGTTCGTAACTACATTGATAAAGCAAATGATAATGGTCGCTTTAACGACGAATCAATGGATGGCTACTATCCACACCGTTGGGTTACTGAATCAGCTAACCAAGAAAACGGTGCAGGTACATTTGGTCGCAAGGCACAGCGTAAAGTTGTTGTACAAGGACTACAAGCATTGGTTAACAGTAATCAAGAAATTCGCGATGATGAATCAAGATTGTTTAACGTAATGGCATGTCCAGGTTATCCAGAACTAATTGGTGAAATGATTGCACTAAACAACGACAGAGGCTTAACTGCATTTATCGTTGGCGATAGTCCATTTAGACTAACACCAGATGCAACATCAATTAACGAATGGGCAACTAACGTTAATTTAGCAGTTGAAGATAACGACGAAGGGCTTGTGTCAAGAGATGAATACTTAGGTGTGTTCTATCCGAGCTTATATACTAGTGATAACGCAGGTAACAACATTGTTGTTCCAGCATCACACGGTATCTTAAGAACAATGGCACTAAGTGATCAAGTTAGTTATCCATGGTTTGCACCAGCAGGTACAAGACGCGGTGGTATTACTAATGCTTCAGCGGCAGGTTACATTGATGCTGAGGGCGAATTTGTAAGTGTTGCACTTAATGAAGGACAGCGTGATACATTGTACTCAAACAATGTTAACCCTGTAACATTCTTACAAGGTGCAGGACTTGTTAACTACGGTCAGAAAACTCGTGCTAGAAACGCTAGTTCACTAGATAGAATTAACGTTGCACGTTTGGTTATCTACTTACGTAGTCAACTTAACAAACTTGCTAAACCTTATGTGTTTGAACCAAACGATAAGATTACAAGAGATGAAATCAAACAGCAGGTCGATAGTTTACTATTAGAACTTGTGGGACAGAGAGCACTTTATGACTTCCTAGTTGTGTGTGATGAATCAAACAACACGCCAAATAGAATTGATCGTAACGAGCTTTATGTAGATATTGCGATTGAGCCAGTGAAAGCAGTTGAATTTATTTACATTCCGCTACGCTTGAAAAACACCGGTGAAATAGCAGGCCTTTAATGGATAAATATATTTAACAGGAGCAAATAAATGGCAATTTCAACATTATCAAAATTAACAGTGCCTTTGGACAGCAGTGCTTCTAGTTCCAGTCAGGGCTTGTTGATGCCAAAACTACAGTATCGCTTCCGCGTTACTTTAGAAAACTTTGGCGTCAGTTCACCAAGCACTGAAATAACTAAACAAGTTATTGACGTTACTCGTCCTAATTTAACTTTTGAAAACATGGAACTACATGTTTATAACTCAAAAGTTAACTATGCTGGTAAGCATACTTGGGAACCTATTACGTTAAACGTAAGAGACGATGTAACTGGCGGAGTTCAGAAGTTAGTCGGCGAACAGATTCAGAAACAATTTGATTTCTTTGAACAATCTAGTGCGGCAAGTGGTGCAGATTACAAATTTGTAGCACGTATTGAAATACTAGATGGTGGCAACGGAGCAAATGATGTTAGTGTTTTAGAAACGTTTGAGCTATATGGTGCTTACGTAGAAAACGTAAACTACCAACAGTTAGCATATAACAGTTCTGAACCTGTACAAATCCAAATGTCAATTAGATACGACAACGCAATCCAAACACCACAAGGTACTGGTATTGGTACAGCAGTAGGTAGAACAATTAATACTCTATCAACTGGTGGCGGTGCTGTTTAATAACTGACTTTACCTTAATAAGGAAGGGCGATTTTTTCTCGCCCTTTTTTTTATCTGCGTACATAATCTAATGTGCTAAATACAGTATGAGCATATTAAAAGGATTCTTAGATAATTTAGCAAGTGGTGCAGGAAACCCAAAAGGAAACTTAGGGGATTTTCAACACGGTGCTAGACTATACGTAGATGACGCATTTAGGCTTGCACCTAAATCAAAATTTCTCTATCATGTAAATTTTAATATTAATAGAGAAGCATCTAGAACTATTCCTCAACTAAGAGAAAAGCACAGTAACGAACTTAACATGCTTGTTAAGTCAATTGATTTACCATCGTTTCAAGTTGAAACTCAAACAAGACATCAATATAATAAAAAGCGTGTAGTACAACAAAGAATTGATTACCAACCAATTACGTGTGTTTTCCATGACGATAACTTTGGTATTACTACCGCTATGTGGGAAGCATATTACAGGTATTATTATAGAGATGGTAACTATGCTCAAGTTGACGCGGCAGGAAAGCCTGTTGCAAACGTTCCGGCATTTAAAGCACCTTCAAATGAAACCTCACCTTATAATAGAGGTAGTGCTTTTTCTAGTCCTGAAAATAACCAATTAAGATTTGGTTTTGATAACGACAGTTTTAAACCGTTTTTTGATAGTATTATAATTTATCAAATGTCAAGAAAACGTTATACAGCATTTGTTTTAGTTAACCCTATTATTACACAATGGCAACATGATACTATGGATCAATCGTTAAGTGATCCAGTATCAAACACTTGCCAAATTGCATATGAAGCAGTGTTTTATACTAGAGGACCTGTATCTGAAGGATCTGCTCCAGCAGGGTTTGCCACTGACCATTATGATAAAACACCAAGTCCGATTAGTTTAAAAGGTGGCGGCGTAACAAGTCTAATGGGTGCAGGCGGCGTACTAGAAGGCGGCCTTGATGTTCTGTCAGATATTACAAGTGGTAACGCATTTGCAAATCCTAGCAACTTACTTGGCACTGTGTTGAAAGCCAGCAATGTAATTAGAGCAGGCGGCAACTTATCAAGTGATGGGTTGCGTCAAGAAGGATTTGGTATTCTTAAAGATGTAATCGGAAGTGCGGCTGGCATCGATGTAAGTGGGGTTGCAAATACAGCATTTTCAAAAGGAAGCGGAAGCGGTGCTTTGAAAAACCTTGCAATAGCAGGAGGAACTGTTGCACTCGGCGGATTGCTAAGTGGAAAAAGCTGGTCAGACGTAAGTGGCGGATTGTTAGGTAATAGAAATGCACAAGATGATCTAGCCAAAGCCACTACATTTAAAAAGGCACACATTGCCGCAGGCGGGGATGCAACTCCGGATGCAATTAATGCGGCCTGGGACAGTTTACCTGAAGGTGTTAAACAAGATCAGAGAGATGCGGCAGTATCAGGAGCAAAAAATGGAGAGTTTAACTAATGGAAGCGAACGAAGCAGTAACAAAATTAAACCTACCTAAGTCTAAATCAACAGATAGTGCAGATAAAACAAAACTTGCATTTACAAATTATTTTAATAAACCTTTATCTTTTCCAAGCAATGAAGTTGATGCTGTAATTGGATTTTTTAGTAAAAGAGACTTTGACGAATCGGCTGCCATTGCAGTTGGCACTGTAATTATGCAACAAGCCAAACTAGACGGTATTAAAGTTTTTGAAATCCTTGATACATTAAAAGGTTTGAACGAATTACAACTAAGTGTTGTTGTAACTGAAATTATGAATTACAATAGAGAAAAAATTAGTACTATTGGATTTAAAATTGAAGATATCGTTGAACGTACAGAAGCAAGAAACATCATTGTATAATGTCACGTTTTGCCCAAGGAAAATTTAATCTAAAAAACCCTGACAAATATGTTGGTACTAAACAGCCTACATACAGATCAAGTTGGGAGTTTGCATTTATGAAATTTTGTGATGAATCTCCTAGTATAAGCAGATGGGCAAGTGAAGCAATACAAATTCCATATAGAAACCCTTTATCAGGAAAACAAACAATTTATGTTCCTGATTTCTTTATACAGTATACAGATAAAAATGGCAAAAATCATGTAGAAGTAATAGAAGTTAAACCAGAAAATCAAGCGGTAAAAGAAAAGACTGGTAGAAGTAGAGCAAATCAAGCTCATTGGATTTTAAATCAAGCAAAATGGGAAGCGGCAAATGCCTGGGCTAAACAAAAAGGTATTAAGTTTAGAATAGTGACTGAGAAAGATATTTTCCACCAAGGCAGTAGACGCTAAATACAAGTGTTATGACTAAGAAGTTAGAAGAACTTTTAGATTTACCTGATTCAAAAGAATTAATTGATGAAGAAAAATCTAAAAATAAAGAAAAAGCAAAACAAGAGTTAAAGACTCAAGAAGATACATTTGATCGTATTGCAGAATTTGATAAAATTACTGCGGCACTTCCTGCTGTTAAAGGTTTGGGAGAAATGGCAGATAAAGAACTTAATGATGTAGCAGAAAAAGCAACACAAGCATACGAAGATTTAATGGACTTAGGCATGAATGTTGAAAGTCGTTATAGCGGTAGAATTTTTGAAGTTGCTGGCGGTATGTTAAAAACAAGTTTGGATGCCAAGGTTGCTAAACTAGATAAAAAATTAAAAATGGTAGAGTTGCAACTTAAGAAAGAAAAAATGGATAAAGAAGCCAACCCTGACGGTGCAGATATTGTAAATGGCGAAGGTTACGTTATAACAGATCGTAACAGTTTGCTAGAAAAGCTAAAGGGTATGGATAAATAAGTATAGAGGTGTACTATGTTATTAGAAAATTATATACAAACAGCAAAAAAACAATATGAATTTAAAATTGGTGTTGCAGGACCGATTCCAGAAGGGTTTGCAGATACACTTGAAACTGCCTTACAGAAATTTAAAGGCACTATTTCCCCAGGCAAGAAAACACCAATTCAAAAAAGACCTCTAGATTTTCCACAATTAGACAATGTTGAAATTACTTACTACGAAGCAACGCTAGACTATCCAACTACACCTCAAATTATGCGTGAGTATGTAGGTAATTGCTGTAACATTGATCAAGCACATGTAATTGTAAGAAATGTAAATGAGCCACAAGAAGCATATCAAGATGGTCAAGAAGATGCACCTTATGAAACAAAACTAGAAACAGAAGATATGGGCGGAGAATCAGCTCAGGAAGAAGTAGGCACTAGCAGAGTAATGAGTTTACTTGCTGAACTAGAAAAGGCTCGCAACGAAAGAGATATTGATCCTGTAGACGGTGCTCCAAAAGGAGAGTCTGCAGATATCAGCACAGAAGAAAACACCAAATCGGTTGTAGGAGGCTAACAAATGGATATGAATAAACTACTAGGCAATTTAAATGCTATTGAAAATGGAACATTTGAAGGCCCAGCAAAACAAGAATCAAACGAAATGAAAAAGATTTTAGAATCTTTTGATGCGGCGACAACAGAGTGTGGTGACATGCCAATGCAAGCACCTGCACCAATGGCACCGCAAGATGATGGACAACCAGTGTCAATCAATGTAAATCTAAACGCCAAAGGCAAAGAAAATGTAGAAGATTTAATGGGATTAATTAGAGCGGCAACTGGAGCAGATGCTCCTAAAGCACCTATGCCAATGCCAATGCCAGAACCAAAAATGGGACCTCCTAGTGCAGGCGATGAAATGGTCAAGTTAAAGGCTATTATGGCCCCAGAAGACGAAGATATGGGCGAAGGCCGTTACGATGGACCAAACAGCTCATGCTGTGACGCCCCTATAAAGAACTACGAAAACGGTATGGGTATCTGCAGTGACTGTGGTGAACACGCAAGTCCGCACGAAGACGAAGAAGATGTTGACGAAGATTGCTATGCAAACGAACCAGAAGAAGAATACAAAGACACACAATACATGACTAGAGATTTAGCAGGCGGACTTAACAAAGAAAAGAACGCACATCCTAAGGCAGCAGACGGTGACAATCCTATGGCACTAGAAGCAAAACTTAGAGCAGAACTAAAAAGCATGTACGAATCAAAAAAAAAGACTGTAGAAACAGAAAAGCAAAAAGGCGTTGACGGCAAGGCTTGTTGGAAAGGCTACAAGCGTATGGGCACCAAGAAAAAGGGTGGCAAAACAGTTGATAATTGCGTAAAGGCTTAAATCAAAAATAAACTCATAATAGCGGCTTCGGCCGCTATTTTTTTGTAAATATTTTCATGGACATTCAGGACTATATAGAAAGCGGCGGATTCTACGTCGATCATTGTTTTTTAGAACCTAAAGATTTTGAAGAAATAAACGAAAAGTTTTATGACTACAAATTTGATGCAATATATCAACCGTACGGAATATACTACGGCAATAGATTACAAGCATATCCTGTTTATGAAACAGAGCATGTACATACCTTTGATGAAAATTTGGATAAATTAATATATAACAAGATAAAATCTATTATAGGCAAGCCAATTAAAAACTGGCATATGCTGTTGAGGTATACAATAACAGAGGAGGTACTACAGTCAAAAAAGAACACGAAGTATCATCCGCCGCATACTGATCATACAGGTGTAGCAGGTATGTTATATTTCGATCAAACATCGAGTGGAGGTACAGCGTTTTATAGGACACAGTATGACACAGTTCCAGATATAGAAATTGGAGCGTGTCCTAATAGAATGGTAATGTATAGCGGACAAATGCTACATTCTCCAGTAAATGATTTTACATTTGACAAACGTAAAACATTAAGTTTCTTTTTTGATTTTGAGTAGATCATGAGTAAGAGTTTAGATGGTGTTTTAACCAAAAAAGCAAATCAACGAGAACAATACACAGAACAGCAGATTCAAGATCTTGCTCAATGTATGGACCCCGATCTAGGATACTTGTATTTTGCAAGACACTTTGCATTTATTCAACATCCTGTGCAAGGTAAACTTTTATTCGATCCCTATGAATATCAATTGCGTTTAATGCATTCATATCACAGTTATAGATTTAATATTAATATGATGCCAAGACAAACAGGTAAGACTACTTGTGCGGCTATCTATCTTGCTTGGTATGCAATGTTTAATCCAGATCAAACTATTCTAATTGCCGCACACAAATACACAGGTGCACAG